CCTTGAGATCCTTGAGTACCAGTTGCACCACCTCCTTGAAAACCTTGAAGACCCTGAGGACCTTGAAAACCAAAACCCTGTGGACCTTGAAAACCGGCGGTAGATGTTATTACAATATTATTGGCAATAGTATCAACTATAATATTGTCTCCTGCAACAATTCCATTAAACATTAAGTCAGAACCTGACATTCCAGCATATATAATACCCTGGCTTGTAGTTCCTATATTTATACCTTCATTTGAAACTCCTCCTGTTGAACCTGTGATAGATGAAGATATTTCATAAAAATTACTATACGCTGTTATTACTATACCCGAACCTGCAGAAAGTCCTTTAAACTTTAGTGATTGATTTGTAAGTCCTTCATACAAACCAAACCCACCTAGATTAGAAGCTCCAAGCGGAAATGATGAAGCGTTTATTGTTAAAATATCATTAACTACACTTGCAGTTAATCCACCTGTAGTACCAATTGTATTAAATGTCAAATCATCACCTGACATTCCAGTGTAAACTGGAAATCCACTAGATAAGTTTATACCTTGTGTTGTTGAACCAATTTCGGGAACTGATATTTCTATAACATTTCCTAAAGTACGTACATCAACATTGCTTCCGCCAGTTAAAGATCTGAAATATCCAGTACCTCCAACAACATCTCTTAATACTTCAGAATCACCTCCTCCAACATTTGTTAATCCAGTGATTAAACTAAAAGATGGATCTAATGAGATTTCAACAGTAGTTGTAGATCCTGTTATATTAATTCCAGTTGCTCCGCGTAGTGTTCTAAATTGAAATTGAGAACCTACCGTCTGATAATATACACCTACACTAGTACCTAAATTTGTTGCAGTATATGTAGCTGTGGAACCAGTACCGCCAGCTCCACCAAGTTCAATGATATTACCTGCTGATAAATCAGTACTTATATCATCGGCAACAAATGTCTTTTTACTTAGATATATTGTATTTGATGTATTATCAATAATAAACTGTCCAGGAAAGAATAAATCATATTGATCATAAGAATGAACATCACTTAGACTTGTTCTAATCATTTCTGTTGGTGTAACAGAAAATATTGGATAATAATCATTAGTATGTGCTATAGTAACAGGCCAAATATCATTATCACCTGGTGGGACTAATACAACACCAAGTAATATAGAATCTTCAGGAAGTGTTACTTCACCTGTCATTACGCTATCAAACAAACCTGTGTCATCAAGTGAACCTGTGATGCCAGTATAACCAAGTTCAATTGCCAAGTTTCCAGATGTTGCACCAAAACCTGGAGCAACACCTGATGTAGTTTTAGCGTATATGAATACTAACTCATGTAATAGACTAGAGTTAGTTGGAATTAATACATCAGTACTTGATGAAACATGATAATATGTTGTTCCTTTTATTCGAATAGAACCTGATGATACTTCAACTTTGTTTAAACCTGAAGTTGGTTTAGATAAAACCATTCCAGACAGAATAACATCTTCTTTATTTAATTCAATGATGCGATTTCCATCTGTGGTATATAAAGATCCTAAAGATAACTGAATCGATAATTCACCAGGATAAATATCTGTATCTAACCATGTATCATCTACGTGATTAGTACCAAATACAGGGACAGACGATCTAGATTGAACTTGTTTTTCAACCCTTCTTATAAAATTTTCTATTAGTCCTGACATTATTTATTGTGTACAATTTTTTTTATTTTATCACGAAGTAATGCAGCAGATTCATAATCCTCTTCTTCTATCGCAATACGCATTTTCTTATTTAGATCATCCAATGTATCTTTTGTGTCTTCAGTATTAACAAAATATGAATCTAATGAAAAAATAATTTCAATTACTGCACCTTTAATATTATCTAACTTCGTAGTTTCACCATCAGACCAATACACTATCCAATTTCCATAATCTAATACTTTTAGATTTTTTTCTACAGCAAATTTTAAAAGTTGTTGTAATTCATCTCTTACTTCTTCCTCAGAAGGAGCGCGTTCAATAATATTACCATCATCTTCTTCAATTTGCCATTGAATATTTAGAGCATTGTGAAAATACATAATCTTTTTCCAATCTATAGATTCAACAGCTTCTTTTATCAACTTTGCATGTGCTCTCTTCATAATATTCAATATTTATTACTATATATCTAAAAAATTTGGAACGGTCTAGTAGATAATCTATTTCCTATTAATGACAATGTTCCCGTACCAGAAACTTGTTCAATGTATTTTGGAACAAAATCATATGTTACACCATTTATAAAGTCTTCTAATTCAAAATTTATATACCCACTATAATTTAATCCTGGACTAACAATTGACGCTGCAGTTATTGATCCTCCAGATGCAGTACAAGACAGTATTCCACCTGTGCCATATGGATCATCAATAATAGCTGTTACTGCACCATCAGGATAGCCTGTGCCTCCTGCTGCAATTTCAATTGTTGTTATTTGTCCAATAGCATCACATGCTAATCGTAAACGTGCACCTGAACCAGTATCAGCTGTTAATATAACATCCGCAGCTCTAAATGGAGTTATTTTAAGAACACCTGAACCAGTAACACCTATACAAGTTACAGATAATATAGGACATATATTGATTGATGGTGTGTAATTTATTGCACTAGCACCTTGACTTAAATCCATAGGTACTAGAATTGTACTGTTAATGTTTGTTGCCATATTATTTTAATTTATTTTAATTTAATTTAATTTCCTATTAGTGATGTTATATGTACATCAAAATCGTGAGGATTTCTTAAATAAATTCCCTCTATTGGATGTGTTTCTGTACCCGATAACATTAAAATTTTTCCCATTGTTTCCCAACCTAATATTGGTACAATTTCTTCGGTATAAAAATTAATACTTATGCTTTCTTTTAGATATGACCCGTCAGATGCTGTCGTTCCATTTAGAATACTTAGATTATATAATGTAGCTTTAGATAATTCTTCTGTTGGATCAAATTCTGCAACTGTATTATTATTAGACCATGTCCATACTCCAGATACACTAGTTCCTCCGACTGTTAAATCTGTATATGTACCTACAGAATCTATATCTATAGGTTTTGAAAATATAAGATATATATTCTGCAAAGAAGAATACCCTATATTAGTATCTATAACGCTAGCATTCGGATAGTATAATAATAGATTTGTAACCTTATTAGATTCTGGTACTGGACTGAATGTTGCACCAGTTGTAAGCCATTTATTAATCCCTTGTGAATTTCCAAAGAAAATAGTTTCACCACTTGTTAATCCAGAGTTATAGTCTGGAATAATATCTGTAGATGTTAAACCTAATGATGAATATAAAGACGATGTCACACCGTATGTCCATTCAGCATTAGTTATATTATAAATAGAGATTCCATCATCATGACCAGCATATAATGTATTATCTATTATCCTAAGAGATGAAAATGTATTTGAAACTGGACCTGTTACTCCACTTACTATAACTGATGCTGTTGCACCAGAAAAAGGAATAACTACTAGACCACCAGTTGTACCAACATATAAGTCTGTTCCTGTAGTAGCTAATGATAAAACTTCATCAGGACCAGTCCAACCCGTTGTTCCAGTGCTTGTAAAAGAATCCCATGTAGATGTTTCTGTATCATAAGAAAATACACCACCAGTAGTTGCCATATAAATAGTTGTTGAATTTATACTTAGCTTTGTTATAACATTATATGTTAATGACGGCGTATTATATTTAGTATAACTTTCCCACGTATTCAATAATTTATCAAAAATAGAAAGACCACTATCTGTAGCAATTGCAACTTTAGTATCAGATAGACGTTTAATATCATATACTTTATTCGATAAAATATCTGAATTAGAGATGTTATATGTTTCAAATTCGATTTCAGCATTCTCGGTAAATAATGAAATACCTTCATCTGTTGCTAACCAAATTTTCATGTTTGTATTTACATCAATAGAATTAACAAAATCTGATGGTATTGTACTGTTTAATGTATTTCTCAATATCATATCAGTATTATTCCATTTTAACAAACCTCCATCAGTACCAATCCACATTGGTCCAGTACCGCCAGTCCATGAAATATTTGCATCTGATGCAAATTCAATTTTGTTAATATTTAATATGTCAAATGATGTAGTTGTACCAGTCGGTCCAACAGGGTCAGATGTGTAAAGTTCTCCTTCTTCTATTGATTCAATAGTTGCCCATTCTAAATATGTTTCTCCATCTAAAGTATCTGAAGGATACTTTGGTAATAGTCCAATAGAATTACCAGATGCAGCAGTACTACCAGCATTGTTGCATGCACATGTAATGTTCGAAGAAGTGTAAATACTTCCTAAATCAACTTTTACTAATTTATATGGAATGTTGTCTACTTTGGCGGGAACAACAATGTTTGTCATAGAAGCGCTATTAACGGGAATAAAGAAATCATCTAACGGAATAGATATACTCGTTACTGCCCCATTAATAGCGACTAAATTATTGTTTTGAAATGCTATTACATTGATAGCATCTGGATTTGTTGGACAAACTGAGATGCTTGTCGAAAATTTATTTAATCCAAATTTTTGTCTTGGTATAGTCACATTAATTCACGTTATTTTTAATACAGAGAAGGATGAAGTCTACTCCTTTTATTATGTATCTCGGAGTCAGACTCTTTTTTCTCAGCAAACGTGATTTCTGTGTTATCAGAATTTAATTTTTTTTTTCACCTCTCATACCTAAGAATTTTTCTCTTTTAGGTTCTTCTGCTTGAATTTGTTCTTCTTCAGGAAAGGCGTCCTTATATAATTTTTCAATATCAATAACTCTGGGTTGTTCTTCAACAACTTCAGGTTCTGGTTCAACTGTAGGTTCTGGTTCAACTGTAGGTTCTGGTTCAACTGTAGGTTCTGGTTCAACTGTAGGTTCTGGTTCAACTGTAGGTTCTTCAACAACTTCAGGTTCTGGTTCAACTTCAGGTTCTGGTTCAACTGTAGGTTCTGGTTCAACTGTAGGTTCTGGTTCAACTGTAGGTTCTGGTTCAACTGTAGGTTCTGGTTCAACTGTAGGTTCTGGTTCAACTGTAGGTTCTGGTTCAACATTAGACTTAACTTCTGGAGCTGTCGATGGTTCAATTGAATCATCACCAACATAATCTGCAAGAGATTTTAATAACAATACAGAAATTAAAGGGATTGGAATACCGATAACAAGTGAAAGTATCATTTTTACAGTAGGTAATGGAATTGTAGAATATACAAAAAATTCTAACATTTCTTTAAAATTGTTTAACCATGTTGGTGTATCTGCAATTTTATTAGAAATCCAATCGTATGTGAAATAAACATTACCAACCATTTGCATCACAAATAATATGATGAATACAAGCCATACAATACTTTTGTTTAGCTTCGATAATATTGATAATGTTAAAAAACTTGCAAGTGATCCTATTTCAATTGAAACAGCTAGTGTATATGAAATCCAACTAGGATTTCCGAGATAATACATATCTACCAAGTGGATTGTAGATATAATTGATGATAAGAATGGGACTGCTATAAAGAATCCAATTATTATGGATTTTAATTTTTTAAGGTTCATTTATAAATTTCATTTTTAGTTTAATCGATTCTTAAAGTACTCAAATTTATAATGCATAAATAATTGTTTAAGTCTATTTAATGCATCGAATTTATTTCCATCAAAAAAGAAATTAATAAAGTCTGTCAACTCTTCATCTGAGGATGTATCTTTATTTTCTAATAAATGTTTACAATAAAGCATAGAAGAAAACACGTCATCCTCAGATAAATGTTGATTAAATTTTAAATGTGTATCATTAACTCTTTTCATTAGGAGCTTTAGTTACTGACGTATCAGTGTCAACACCTTCTCTTCGTGCTGCCAAGATAAATTCAGCTTCTCTAATTTTTTCACCATCGGCTTTAATTAGTTCAATACCACCTGTAATTTCTTTAAGAATATTGATGTATTGATCCAATGTTTTGAAAGATGTAGTAAGAGGATTTTTTCCTTCTCCTTCTACTTTACTCATGTAGTAATAAATTGCTTCAACTGCTACTGCAGGAAGTTCCACTTTACCAGTTTTAATACAATCATTAATCTCTCTTTCTACCTCAATAATTCCAAGACATTCTGTAAATTTCCATTTAGCATCATCGGTAATAAATGTCAACAACATTTTCATACCATCAACTTTTAAGTCAATTGGATATTTTTTAGTTGCCATTTCTTCCCGTAAAGCTTTTAGATTTTCTTCAGCTTCTTTTATCAATTTGTCTTGTTCTTTGTCAGACTTAGCTGACTCTACTTTTAATTTTGCCATTATTTATTTATTTTATTTTACTCTTTATATAAAAGTTCTTCAAAAGGTTTTGTGTCCCACATAGAATGATATGTTTCACATAATTTGATGAACTCTATTTTCTTTAAGTTTAAATCGTCTTTAGAAATATCAATTATTTGCAATCCATCTGGATGTGATAACCATATTTCTCCACCAAAAACTTCTTTATTATACATTTCTTCAAATGCAAGAGTATATGCTGCAATTTGACATTTATATTTTTCTATAACTTCACCTTCACGTTCTCTAGAAGCACTCTTAAAATCTGTTATAATTATACAATTGTCTACATTAATGTATGTTAAATCTACTGTTCCAGCAAACAGATATTTAGTCGAGTATAAAAATTGTTCAGTATAAATAACCTTTTTTATTCTATCGAACATGTTTGAATGATATAGATTATAAAACAATGAACGACCTTCATCGATACGAGGTTTCTCCATATCATTTAGAAGGTTAGATGTACTTTTACGTTGTGTATACAATAAACATGTATCTTTATCGCCTTTTTGTTTAATACAAATAAGATAATTTTCAAGAAATTCATGCATTGCAGTTCCTCTTGATGCGCCTTTTTCACCAAGTTCTTTTAACAAATCTTTACCTAATTCATTTTCAAGATCTGTTAAATATGTTGAAGGCATTAAAGATAAGATTGTAGTAACAGATGGAAGAAATTTAACGTCACTAATAGGGCGTATTAATGCATATGCTCTTCCACATGGAGAATCTAATCTGCGTAATTTTGGTTTAGGCATATATATATGTTCCAATTAATCCAATACTTATTAAACTTATCAATGACCATTTAATTACATTGCGCCATGTAAGTATATTAAAAATAGGAGAGTACACAACTAAATATGAACGTGATTCTGGAATTAATTCAATGCTAGGAAACACTAATTCAGTAAAATCTAAATCCGATAAATACTGATTTATAGGTTTCATTTTTTCCATCGCTTTAAATTGTTGTACCTCAACAGGGTCACCCATATCTTCTTCACGTAAATTTACTACTGTATAAACTCTACCATGCCTATTTATTCGTAAATTATATTCATACCATTTACTATCATGTTTTTTAATTTCTTGTTTGATAGTTTTTTTGATATACAACCAATTTTTAATTTCTCTTATAAGTCCCATTATTTTTTAAGATTACATTTGACAATAAAATCGTAATGAGTTCCTTCATTGATTTTAGCAAAATATGGAATCCCATCAATTTCATATTCTAAATACAATTTCTTTTTTTGACCTTTACAGGGGTCACCATTTGCTAATTTATTCGATACGACGATTTTATCATATTTATAGAAAAAATCTTTAACTTGTTCTATGATGTTTACATTTTTTTCTTCTGAACCATATATTGCAGATTTGAATTCTATTAGAGATAATGATTTGTCATTATCATCACGAACAACTTCTTGTAATACTTTTTTCTCTTTTTTCTTTTTCTTCTCAGGATTGATTGTATCTAAAACAGTAACACCAACCATATTTATATTGGTAGTAGTACCTTCTTTTAGTTTTGCGTCGACCCATTTATTTTTTATTACCTTTTTTGCAGAATGTATTCTACTTCGTACAGTATTTATTTTTAAACCACGTTTCTCTGCAATATCTTTGTATTTCATTTTATTTACCACACGATCGGTAATAATTTCTTTATAATGATCTGGTAAATTTTTAATCTCTTCCAATACATCTGAATAGAGAGAATCTGTTTCTATACATTCGCAATGATCATAAAATTCATAATCCATATCATATTTCCAATCAGAATCGCGAACTGCTTTCATTGGCATATTTGCATCTGATATAGATTCAAATGATATATTTGAGTTTTGTCTACGGATTTCCATTAGACACTCATTTTGACAAATTTTATAAATCCATGTACTAAAATTCCATTGTGAATCATATTTGTCAACAAAGACATATGCTTTGGATAGTGTTATTGCAAGAATTTCGTCAACGACGTCAGAATCTTGATGATATTTCATTACGAATTTAGTCAACCCGGGCTTTAAACGTTTATAAAGTGCAGTAAAAGATGATTCTGTTCGAGCGTCAATAAAGTCTAGTGCAATTTGTTGTAAAGATGATGTTGTAGTCATATAAAAATGTTTGGAACAAAGTAACAAAATAATGAAATAAAAAAAAATCAATTTCACAATATCATTTTTTTTCTATAATGATGCGAATACTCATAAGTATTGGATGGATTGATTTGTATATGAAATTTGGAAATAGTTCGGACTAATAAAAGAATCCTGTATCAAATCTTTTTTTCTTTTTATCAAACGCGGCTTTAAACATAAAAAATGCCTTTTCTCCTTCATGTGGTTGTACTACATATTCTGGAGCTTTGAAGTTCTCAATATTTGCAAATCTTTGTTTTTTTTGCTTTTTTTCTTTTTTTAAATTTTTCATCTTTTACTCCCTCCAATATATTTTGTTACCGCTGTTCCAAGAGCCGCTCCAACCAAACGAGATGTCAACATATCATATAAAATTCCATGTTGAATACCAAGAGCATTTGCTATTACTTTCCCTATGGCAGGGCCAACTATAAACCCGGATAAACCCCCAATGATAGAACCGAGAACGCCTTCATCCAATTCACCAATTCTTTTGTCACCAAATTTCATCAATATCTCTTGAACATCATCTTTTTGTGATTCATTTAAGTAACTGAAATCTGATTCATTTAATTTTATGTAATTTTCTTCTGTTATTGTTTCATTAAATGACTTCATGTATTATATATTTTTTCTTATATATCTGTTATTAAAATTCCACCATTAGAACCGTTAACAAATTTAAGATTCAATTGAGAAATTTCTTGTTGCATTGATGTCATTGTTTTCATTAATGCAGCAATCATTTGTTCATTATCTCCATCAGAATTATTTCCAGAATTAGCTTGGAATAAAGCAGTTACTTTTTCTAATACATCATTATTCATTGATGTAGATGTAACACCAGATGATTCTTGTCTTTCTGGTATAAGTTTCTTTATGACATCAATTAATTCCTTGAATGCTGCCTCTAAAGTGCCATTAATAGTGCTTGCAACATTTCCTGGAGATTTAGAAATAATAGCAATAGATTTCATCATTGACTCTGTAAATTTCAATTTTTCAACATCAAAAGCATTAACAGCAGTCTTAAATGTACCCATATCTTTAGCAAAAAGACTAAATTTATATTTATGTTGACCTTTTATTAATCTGCTCATTGTGTTTTCAAATTTCTCAAATTTAGAAAGTTGATCCGCAAAACTAGCAAATCCATTGCTAAATGTAGCAAAGCTTGTTCCTAATGCTACTAAACTTTTTCCGAATGAATCCATACCTGTACTAGCATCTGCATAATTAAATCCAGTCATTTCTGATACAAGTTTAGTTATCGGTTTATATTTTTTTGCCTTTTCTTGTGCCTCTTCTAACATATCCATGTCTACTTTAGAAAATGCAGTAGGCAATGTAGTTAATATCTTAGTGATAGTATCGTTAACTTTTAATAAATCTATTTTCTTATATTTTCCTGTAGGTTTACCATCTTTATCATAAATAGGAAGACCTCTATCAATCTCAGCAAAATCTAAAATACCTTGAGCTAATTCAGAAATAACTGAACCGATACCAGATACTGCATTAATACCTTCTTTAACTTTATTATCTGAAAAGAATCCACCTGCGTATTTTTCACCAATCTTTGCAAATACTTTTGCCAATGAAAATAATATTCCACCTCCAGCAACACTTCCATCACCCATTAGTGCAGTTGTCATTTTATCGACTTCTGCATATAAATCAACTGTAGTATAAATTAATTTAGAACCATCTTCACTTGGTATTTGTACAGGAAATTTACTGAAATTTGCAAAAGCAACGATTCCACCTGCTAATTCAGATAAAACAGATCCCATTCCAGCTACTGCATCAATACCTTTTTTGACTGGACTGTCTTCTCCAAACCATCCACCACCTATGCCGCCAAATACATCAGCTAATGCTGTTAATAAAGAAGGTAGATTTTCTTGAATTTTTGGAATAATATCATTAAAAATATTTGCAGTTCCATATATCAATTTAGAAGGATCTTTCGGATTGGGTTTAAGGATTGGAAATTCATCAAAATTAGCAAATGATGCTATTCCACCAGCCACTTCAGATAAAGCTTTACCCATACCCTTGACTGTTCTAATACCTAACGATAATGAATCGGCTCCAAGGAAATTACCTAAAAATCCTCCACCATAATCTTGACCAATTCGTTTAAACCCTTGAGCCATTACATCAATAATACCAACATCTTTTTTGAATAATTTATCCATAAAACCACCAGGAAGATTCTCAACGATTTCGGCTGCTTTTGTTAATCCTTTAGATATTACTATCAACGATACACCCATACCAATAGTTGCTACTATACCCGGTAATGCAAAGATACTAGTAAAGAACATAGATGCAAATTCAGACATCATTTGAGATAATACTCCTATGCCTTTCATATTTCCATCTTTGTCTATTAAATTTTTATCATATAAACCTTTTATAGTGTTACCAAATGTCCATAAACCAAATGATATAGATGCTAATGAAAGACCCATTATAATACCAGCCGATGCTCCAACAACAATGAACGGTGCAACAAATCCCATTGCTGCAAATGCTAATCCCAATCCTCCGATTATTGTACCAGCAATTATTCCAGCTTCAGCTAAATCATCTCCAAATATTTCTTTAAGACCTCTAATAGCAAGACCCAATAACATAATACCACCAGAAATTGACATTAATGCAAATCCAACAGTTTTCATAGCTGCAGCACCAGGTGCAATTATACCAGCAACAACACCAACTCCCGCAAACGCCAATCCTAAACCAATAATTATTGCTCCAGCAATTACACCAGCTTCAGCTAAATCATCTTCAAATATTGATTTTAAAGCTTTAATCGCAATACCAAATAGTAAAATACCACCAGCAATAGATGCCAATGATAAACCTATTTCTGTCATAGCTGCTACACCTGGTGCAATTTTTCCTGCAAAATTACCAATAAGTGCAAAAGCCAATCCTAATCCCACTATAATAGATCCACCGATTGCTGCCATTTCCCAATCAAATAATTGAACGGCTAATCCAAACATGAATAAACCAGCGCCAATCGATAATAAAGCAACACCCATTTCATCTAATACAAGTGCGCCTTTGCTTATTTCTTTTTCAAATTTTCCAATACCATACATTGCTCCACTTAATCCAACGAGTACTGCAGTACCCATTGCAATACCTTCCCAACCTAATGTTTGAGTAGCTACACCAAACACCATCAACGCACCTGAGAATAAGAATAAACCAACAGAAATGCCGAGTATTAATGTAAGTGCACCTGTTGCAATCTCTTTCTCAAATTTACCCATAGCCCAAAATACACCAGTAAATGCAGCTAATACTGCTACACCTTCTATAATTTTAGGTATTGATACGAGTATTAAAGATAACATAAATGAAGATAATCCCACAGAAAATGCAAATAACCCCAAGCCCATTAATCGTAATGAACGTGATCCATGTTCAACGGCTTTATCTGCTTTACCTACAAGTGCAACAGCCATACCATATAATGCTATAGTAGCAGCACCACCGACTATTATCTTAGGAGGCACTACCATCAACATTAAACTCAGTGTTGATATGCCTAATGTTAAATGTAAAATTCCTTTGCCAAGGTCATCTATCGCCTTACCAGCTTGTTTTATTTCTTTATGCTTCTCTCCAATAGACGCAAACATACTAACAATTTTCTTGGTAACAATACCACCTAATAATATAAGAGGCGCTGCCATACCTACCATCACAAAGTCTTTCATTGTTTTTGTTAATGTAGAAATACCAACAGCCAAAGCATCAAATCCTTTAAGACTTTCTGGATCAATTCCTTCAACAACTTTAACAAGAGCTTCTGTAAATGATACAATAACATCTGCACCTTTTTTATTAATTTTAGATGTAGCAACAGCAAGGTCTAGAGCACTCGATCCTAAACCAGCAACTGCTCCAACAGAATTACCTTTTGATGTTTTGGAAGTATCTTCTTTTTTTGTTAAAGAACGTTCAATGCTCTTTAACGTTTTATCCATTGATGAAGATAATCCTATTAATTGTTGTGATTGTTTATCTGTCACAGTGTAAAATAGATTCTTTTTGTATTTATATATCCATCTCTCTAAAATAAAAACAGCAGATACTGAATTAACAATATCTGCTGTTTTTTATTAAAAGTTTAAGTTTGGCATTCTAGGCATTTTAGGCATAGAACTTTGCATCTGTCTTGTCATCGAGCTTGGACTCATTGACATCGATGAACCACTTTCCTGTTTTTTTCTTTCCTCTTCTTCCTTATCAGCTAAAGCTTTTAAACTATCCAACAACTCTTCAAGTTCAAAGAATGGAAGTTTATCCATCTCTGAAGGTTGAAGGTGTGAATATTTAAGAAGTGACGCTCTAAGATCATAGTAATTTTGAAGCGATATCTGAAATAAGGAAAAGACTTTTGACTCCTCCTGGAAATGATATTGGTGCGGTCACCTCAGAACCACACACAGAACAATTATGTTTTAATTCCGCATGTACAGTTTTTTGCATTTTATCTACAAACCAATCTACAATTGAAATTTTATCTAATGACCAAGAATGAGAATCTTGTAATGTTTTATTGAATAAGTCATTATTCAATATTCTCCAATCAGGGAAAATAAACGGAGCCCATTTAATAAAAGCTTCATCATAATCCTCTTTCATTCTTGATTTTTCTTTTAAATAGTTTTTAATATAGTTCATAATACCAAGTGTAGGTAAATATAAACGTACTTCTTCACCATTTATAAGTTTTAAATGAAAACAACGTTCTTCTTCTGAAAATCTTGCTTGAAGTTCTTCATCTGGAACATAGTAATTTAACATTTCTTTTTTAATAGACACAGTATCATTTTTAGAATCAGATGGACATTTAAATGTAACTTTAAGTTCATTTTCTCCTTTTTTAAATGTATATTCTCTGATAGCAAATACTATAAAAAATCTATCGATTTCTTTAATATCTTTAAATGAACCTCTTGTGCCATTTGGAAATCTAACTCTACAACATTTATCGACTAACTTATTTAGTGCATCATCTAAACTTAAAATGTCATCTTCATCTAATGTTGACCAATGACGAATTTCTGCCGCCGCTGCAGCTCTAATAGTAAATTCAGTACCCACTGGATAAAATATACCTTGAGATGGTAATGTTTCTGGTTTTACTCGAATCCAACCAATCTCATCAATTAATGATGGAGATGAATGATCAACCATTGTTGAATTAGCTTTACCCAGTGATTTTTTTACGTTATCAGCTAAGAATTCAGATCCTGCTTCACCAAAAGCTCCTTTTTCTTTCAAAATTCTAGTTGCCTCATCATCAAACTCTCGTGAGTTTGTATCTGTAATATCTGTCATTCTGTAAATATTTTTTAGATTATATCGTTAAACATAAAAAGGTTCTGACGCAAGTCAGAACCTTTTATTTATTAGTATCAAGTATTTTTATGCTGTAAGATTATCAAAATAATCAGCTCTAAATGTAAAACCTGTAATAGTGTATTTGTCTGTAGACATATAATCCAGTTCAAGAGTATTGATGTTTGTAGTTGGCCATACTGTTTCAAAAGTATAACGTCTAAATACATCACCTTGTCTGTTATATGATTCAATAATCATAGGACCACCGACATAATCCTTTTTAAGACTCATTGCACCAGTTAACGGGTCAAACACACGGTTACACCATGATTTAAGTCCATTGTACATATACATTGAGTTAGAATCATCTAAGTTAACTTCAAAATCAACAACGATGTCAACAAAGGTTTGATCTAATTTTGAGTTTGAGTAAGATCTAGTCCAACCTTTATATGTTTGTTCAACACCTGCTGCTGGTACTTTGTCAACATCTAGGCCTGAAACTTTAATTACTTGTTCCATTAATAATGGAGTATCCCAACCAGACATGCCTAATGGTGGCTGTATAGTTAATTCAAACAAGTTTAAGTATACTGGTTCGAAATTTCCTACTGCTGCCTTGGAATTACGATAATGTGGAAGCTTTGCCATATTTAATTTTGTATTATTTTAGTTATATATCTTTTTTAAAGTATAAAAATGGGACCAACTTGGTCCCAATTTCATTATGCTACTGTAAATCCTCCACTTGCAATACCACCAGTTTTAAGAACTGTAACTCTGTTGATGAATTTTTGTGCTCCTCTTACTGGTTCAATACCTATATCGATAATTGCAAAGTTTTGATCGATTATATCATTTGTGTTATTTGTTCCATCCATTATGGTAGCGAATGCATAAACTCCACCATTAGATTTAACATTATTCAAATAAGCATCTACAATAGATTTAATCTGAGTTCTTGTAGAAGCATCATTGAATTCGAATATGAAACCTGCCAATATATCTTCAACTGCTTCTTCAATAGTTATAAGTAAGTCTCTTACATGTAAGTTATTGAAAGCGGATAATGTTTTTTGATACGCTGCTTGGTTACCATAAATCATATATCCTGTACCTCTTCTGTACACAATTGGGTTCCAACCCATTGGCTCTAAATATTCTCTATCTGTATCGGAAAAATCATATTCTAATCCTACAATTAATGGATTAGAAAGAACCCCTCTTCTAGGACCAGCTACAATTGAATATGGTTGTCCATTGATGAATTTTCTAATAAAGTTATTAGAAACATCTGCCGCTGGAGGAATAGAGATATTCTTATTGTTCTCTCTTATTACTAAGAAAGGAGCAAAGAAACCAGCAAATTTTGAACCATTTTCTTCATCTGGAAGAGAATATGTAAATGATGGACTCAATGAAAGATTACCACCATCTGCAATATATGCTGTATTTAAGATCGGTTTAGGATCAGTTGCAGTTGGAAGTTCTGTAAATCTTGGATCTGTACTTGTTGAAAACTTCTTGATAGAAGGAGTATTAAGTATAGCCATACATTTTTGTCTTCTCATTGCAAGTTTAGAAATGATATTCTTTGGTGCTGATTGAGGTTGCAATCCACCATTGAATGTATCAATAATATATCTAAACGAAATTATATGTCTACTTTCAAGCGCTGAAGATAATCCAGAATATGCTGGGTCTAAAAGATTAAGAATCTTAGTTAACTGAGCATCTGAACCATTTGGCACATGATATGAAGTAATTTTAAATCCAGAAAGATATGTTGGTTGATAAGCCGGAGCCATTTGATCGATTGTTTTATATCTTACTACGTTAGCACCATAATTTGCTAAACGTTGATTTACATTTACTTGATAATATCCAGTATAAGTTCCAGAAGAAATTGTTTTCTTAGTAAGAACTCTTGTTAAGATATATTTAGATGGATCTCCCGAATTAGTAGGATCTGCTACTAAAAATTGTCCAACAGATATTTTAGATTGATCTGCTGCTGTTACATAGAATGTAGTTCTAGTAGAATTAAATCCAGTAGCTCCAACAGTAGAAACAAAATCTCCGGTTAAACTGTATATTCTAAATGCATCTGGTGTAATAGTAGCTCCAGTAGAATCAACAATGTCTCCAAAATCCCAAGCTCCAGTATATCCAATTGTTAAAGCTGCATCATAATATGCTTTAACTGTAATTGTTTTAACAGCATCTGTATCAACACCAAATGTTGGTTGTAAATATAACGGCGTATCACCTAATGCTAAAACATAAGTTTTATCACCAGTAGTTAATACTCCACTGTTGAAATCTTGGTATAATGTTGAAAATTCATAACCAGTATAATATGATTCTCCTCCAGATACTGATGTGTAATTTAATACATCAGGTTTGTAAATTACTTTTAATTCATTTATGTTAGTTGAATCTGGTGATTCAATAACATCAAATAATGAACCATAATTTACAGTGTATAATGTATTAATTGTATCGATAGCAGAACCATTATATTCAGTATTTGTAATGTCTATTGATAATACTGAAGCATTATCAGTAGTTGCTCCATATGCTGTAGTTCCTAATGCAGTAGTTTTAAAATACTGAACTGTAGTATTATATTTTGCATAGATGAAATCACCTACATTAACATCTGTTCCAGCTGCCGTACCACCTACAATGATATAGTCAGTTCCAACTTCTAATATAGTTTTAGGTGTTGCAGTTCCTTCATCTTGTTTATCTGGATGTGCAATACCAAGTTTTAATCTAATGTCTGAACCAATCAATACTTCATTAACTGATGCAATAGTTGCATATTGTGTTGCTCCAGCAGCTCCCTTAAGTGCAATAGATGAACCTGCTTTTAGATTAGATAACTGAGAATATTGTGTTGTTGATAAAGCTTCTTTTCTAATATTCAATACGTTATTGAATTTACCATTGTTTCCAGATCCATAATAGCTTGTGTAATATGCAGCCGCGCCAGAAAGACCAAATCCATTTGCTGCCGGATCATAAGATGCTCCAGTTGCTCCAAGACCTGCTGGTAAATTAGCTGATGCTGAAGGTCCAAAATCAATAGTGAATGTATTATTAACTACTGTATTGATTAAATTTTCAGTGTTATCTGCATATTCGCTTGCAAGAAACTTATACGACAAGAAATCGATTTGTGTTGTATCACTATTAATAAGTGAGTGACCAATAGTATCAAATCTTCCTACTGTTGATAATGATGTAGGATCGTAATCGGTTAAAGCATCTCTATCTATGGCTAAGAAAAGACCTGTTGTAGCCATTGCGGCATTAACTATAGTATCTAAAGAGTGATTAACTCCATTATTATCAATAAGATCAGGAATTAATGATCCTTGGAATGAACCAAGTCTTGTTACAGTTGGTGCATTTAAGAATGCTGAAAGTTGTTCTTTAATAATACCTTTGCTATTGAAATAAGTAGAATATATTGGGTCAACAGAAAGAGTTTCAAAGTCTGTCCAATCTCCAGCTACTATATCAATATTTACAAAATAGTCAGAAATAAAATCAAATTCTTTAATATATGCAGGGATATTATCTTGACCATACCAATCTCTTGCGGTTACATTAAAACCTTGAAGATCACCAGTTTTCTTAACAATTATACTAAACGGAGTTTGACCTAAGTTAGTGATATTGAATAATTTACCTGCATTTGGAGATGTACTTGAATTAACAGTAGCCAAGAAGTAATCTGCATCTGCATAGTAAAATTTTTCTTTGTTGAAGTATGAACTGTATAATGGTTTTTCTAATGATCCATTTGCTTCAGATACACTTAAAGACATACTTTTATATGTATCATAATCCGCAGTTGGAGAATCAATATCATTATCTAACGGCATCAAATTTAATGCAAAACATGGTCCAGTTTCAAGACATGTGAATAAACTTCTATGAAAGAATGATCCTTTATTCTCTAAATCTCTGTCAATATCACCGAATATTCTTCTAGCAGTTTTAGGGTCTTGACAGAATACTGGCGCATTAATAGGTCCTTTTTTAGAGAAACCTACAACCAATCTTGTTGTCTGTGTATTAACTACCACACTTTCAGATGCATCAAATTCTACAGTATAAATACCCGATGCTTTGAATTGTGATAAGTCAAGTCTTATTTTTGCCATATTAAATTTTATTATTTTTCTTTAACCTATATATCTTACTCATTTATAGACTTTTCTCAAGCTCTATACATACGGGTACTTTGCTTTTGACTTCATAGCGTCAAACAACGATACATCTTCAGCTCTATCGATATTCTCTAATTTCTTCTGCATTGCTTGCTTATGATCATTAGGTAAATCATCGATGATTTCTTCTACCAATTCAGAATATGAGTATGAACTTAACATTGGAGACAAATTAACACATGTCATTGCAATATCATCATGAGATGATTGAGATGTATAACTTCCTCTACTATTTACTCCAAAGTCATTCATTTCATCAAATGTTTCAGATTCATTTAACATTACACGTTTTTCTAATATCAATTTACGTAAATCTCTACAAAAATACATTTTATTGTGTTCATGTAATTTAATGCCTATGCTTTCTTTTGTTGTCTTTATATTATGACGTGTATGTAGTAATATTTCTTC